CACCCAGTCCCGGTCGCCGCCGTAGTTCGTATTCCAGTTGAAATACGGATACGGGTCAGCCGAGAAAGGCGAACCTTGTGGGTTCCACCGAGGGATCGCGTAATCCCCCGGTAGAAACATGCCGCTTTGTGGAAAGTTATAGGCCACGGTGAACCTCGCCTCTCAGACTAGAAGCGGTCGTTGGGATTGCTCCCGTTCGGTCCAGTTGTGCCGTTGCCAATGGCTGGCATACCGGCGATGTTGGTGTTGTATCCGAGTCCGCGTAGCACGTAGGCGAGCGGGTTCTCAGACTGGTCATTGACATTCATCATGAAGTTATTCATGAGGTTGTTCATGCTGGCATTGGTGATCATCGACTGAAGCGGGGACATGCCCAGCGACAGGATCGGGTCGATCATCCCAGACAGGGCGTCGAACATGGCGCCATAGGCCCCCATCCCCGACTGGCCTTGTGCGGCTCCAGACCCGTTCGCTCCCTGCATAAGCAGGTTATAGATGCCGGACTGGTTGTTGCCAAGTGCGGAGGCAATACGACTCAGCGCCGATCCCACGTCCGGGAGCGCTCCGCCCGGAGTCATGTACCCCTTCAGCATATCGGCAATGAAGTTGTATCCCTCAGAGCCAGTCGTGGTGTTCGATCCGCCGAGCTGAGGATTGAAGAGGAGCTGGGTGTTCGGGTTTGCGATGGCCTGCACCAGCGGGTTCATGAAGTTCCCGAAGGCGGGGTTGTTGCTCATGTCCCGGCCCATGACCTGCTGGAGAATCCGCATGGGATACTCAAGGCCGCGCATCACGTCGGTCTCGGTCATGTCCTTGGTCCAGCCAAAGAGCTGACCAACATCACTGTCGTTCAGTCCTCCAGTGACACTCCCACCCGGTTGACCGCCGCCAACAGAGCCACTGCCACCAGTTCCCGATCCAGCGCCGATGTTGCCGCCGCCGCCTGTGTTGCCGCTGTAACCACCTGATGGACGTGCCACTTGACTTCCTCCTGCGAATCCCCCGGTTGCTCCGGATTGCTGTTGTGCCTTGAGTGTGCTTACACTCGATGATCCAAAGCCCTGCGTCACCGGCCGGGATTGGTTCGCCAGCGGTGAATACGTCCGCTGCGTCGTTCCGTTTGAGAACTGGGTATAAATATAATCGCCCGACCGATAGGTGCTAATGACCGATGGGGCGACCGTTGGGAAGACCTGCGGCCGATAGCCCGATCCACCCTGCGAACCCACCGAAGACCCCGGCGTGTACGTCCCGCGCGTCGTCGCTGGAGAGATATTCCGCTGGGTCGTGGTAACCGACGTATTACTCCGTGGACGGGAACTTGCGCTTGCGCCGCTGCTGAATCCTGCTGGCATGATGGTCTCCTAGAGTCCTATTGGTGGTGACGGCATACCCGGAGGTCGTCCGGTCGGGCCACTCGGACCCAGTCCAACAGACGGTAGATCAATCGCTGAAGTGGTTGGTCCCGGTGGGGTTGGACCTCCACCAAATCCAGGAGGGGCGCCCATTGGTGCTGGACCACCAGCGCCACCTCCACCGCCACCTTGGCCAAGGATGATCGCCACAGCAAGGGGGTTCGTCTCTGCGATTTCAGACAATGTTAATCCGCGCTGAATCTCTTCGTCCATCAGCGCCTTTTCATAACGAATCTGGCGGAAGACCGCATCCGGATCGCGATGGCCACGAAGCTCGATCGCCTCGCGCGCCGACATCGCATTCTGATGCATCCAGGTACTGATCGCGCTACCGAGCGGACCAAGGTTCTGGAGGCGGAGATGTCGCATATCGGCAAAGACAATGGTGCCTGCCGCCTTCACCGTCTCCTTAGAAACGAGGCGTGCCGACTGTCCGGACATACGGTTGATCTTCGGCATGGGAACCATGAACTCGCCGTACCCAGAGGGGGCGGATTCGGATGGAACCAGATAGCCCCAGTCCCGGATCATCTTCAGTCGCATAGACGCCCGTTCCGCATAGAACGCGGCGAGGGCAGTCACGAACGGGGCCACCTTGTCCCGCCCAGATTCATACGCCCCCTCCATGGCATTGCCGGATTGGTTGGCAGATTCAAACAAACCGAAGAAGGACTTCGGCATGGCGTTCGCGGCCTCATCGGCCATGATCGCCTGAAGCGCGGGGCCAAACAGGGCCTGTACGGCGGGAGAGGTGAGCAGCATCTGGACGCGCTCGTGTCCGAGCTTGGACTTGATCTTCGCCCCCGGCTTGTACTCACCCATCTCCTCACCCGAAACCTCAGCCAGCTCATCTTGCTCGATCAGCCATGCGGGATCGGTCGCAAATCGAAGCACCGACATGAGGTCGGAGATCACTTGTTCTTTATATTCGTTGAGATTCCTGCGGAAGTGAAACCAGCTTACGTTCTTGTAATGCTGTCGCTCCGTGCCAGAGAGGCTAACTGGCGGGGCCACTGGCCAGCGCTGACCATCGGCGGGAAGGGCGTAGTCTGATTCGGTCGCAGAAATAATCCCCGCAGGTTCTCCCACGCCGGAGCCGCGTACCACATATGGTACGAATCCATAGCGATGGGCAACCGGGCCAAGCACCAGTATGTCGTCCACAAGCACTGCAAACCACCATCGGTCACAATAGGTCTTGACGGAAACGCGGTCATCCAGTGTGTAACGGACAATGTCATCTTTGCCAGTCTTCTCATTCTTTACGGTACGCGTGCGCTTGAGGAGCTTCGACTTCAGGTTCTTACCATAATCACCAAAGTCGGCAATGACGTTCGCCACCGTGTCGTAGTAGCACCGCGTCACCCGGCGCAGCCCGTGCCCATCCCATGAAGGGAAGGTGTTCTCCGGGGAAAGCAATTGTTCCTGGAAGAGGGCACCATCGCCCGTCAGGTTCAGGTACTGCTGCTCCATGACGTATCCGGTGACGACCAGATAGTGGGCAACGTCCATCTTGAACTCGCCGTTCCCGGCATTGGTGTACTCCATCATGGACTCGTTGTCCCAGTGATAGAGCGCATTCTCCAGAAGCTGGGTGTCGTCCTGCTTCGCCGGGTCCATCCAGGGAATCTCGTAGTTCGGTTCGATGCTGCCGATCATGGCGATGACAGCGCGCGCCTCGTCCGATGCGGTCGTACTCAGATACGCCCGGTCCTGATTCTCCTTAATGTTGAAGTCATCAAAGACGGCGCGTTGTTCTTGGTGGAACAGCTTGAGATCACCATAGATGCGATCTTTGGTTTTCTGCCAGTTGTTCTCGTCTTGGCCGATAAACGCCAGCATCTCTGCTTCATCTGGCTTCTTGGGCGGGGTGAACCATGCTGGGTACTTCACCTCATGATCGAGGTCCAGCAGGGCGTCGAATTCCAGCAACCACTCCGGATTACGGGAGAGTCCGGTTCGGATACGCTCGATCGTGTCGGCGTCAATGACGGAGAGGATGTCGGCTGCCGCCTCATCCCCTTGCTCCTCCATGAGCTGCCGCAACATAAACCAGAAATCCCCGATCGGGTCTACGATCTGGGGAGCCTGTGGCGGCATCGGCATACCTCCACCGGGAACCGCGCCCGGCGGGGGCATACCTGGGTCCATACCGGGTGGCATTGGGCCACCCATCCCCGGCGGTAGGGGTCCCTGCCCCATACCGGTGCCGGGTCCCATGGGCTGTGGAGGAAGGGATTCGGGGCTGATGGCGGCTCCGGGCAGCACGGTGCCGGGTCCACCGGGCATAGACTGTGGGGGGCCACCGCTGGCCGCTTGTGGGATACCAAAGCTCATTGATACGTCCCGTCAGACATTTTAGCGACGGACTTCCCTTTACCGAAGCCGTCGAGGACATCAAGGTTGACTGCCGCGAATTCTAGCGCAGTTCGCCGATGCGACCACATATCGTGCTTGGCGGTTTGCTGCTCACGTACGCGTGGAACGGAGTCATCTTCCCACCGGGAACGCTGTAATGCCAACACGGTACGCCTGCACTCATCATTGGGGTTGAACTGCATGGTACGTAAGCGACGCATGAGGGAATGTCGGCGACCCTGATACTCGTTGACTTCCTTCTTCCAGTTGATCTTGATTGGGTAGACATTGGGCAGTCCTGACTTGGGATGCTGGCGTGGGTTGTGCGCGCGCCAGAATCGCATCATCACCTCATAAAACGAGTCACCAACCGTCGCATTTTCCCGATACCCGTAAGGATCACCGAAGATAAAGGATGGCTGAGGCTGTTCCCGGACCCATTCAAGGAGTAGCTCATCTGCCCGAGAAAAGTGAAATTCGGGGTGTTGGGCTGGATCGACGCCACAGATGAGGGCAGCAATGAAGTCGGCGGGGCGTCGTTCCGTGATTTCATAGGAATTAAGGAGTACATCGGGAAGGCCGGGGCGGTAGGCGATCCAGTGTAGAGCTGTCTCGTCTGCCAATCCGGGGTCAATCCCGATAACAAGGCGTGCTCCTGCCAAGTCCTTGATGTCGATCTCATGATCGAGGAACTCAATATGGGCCGCCTCTGGGTACATGGGGTCCCCGATGTCGGCATACGGGTCTCGAAGAATCTCGGCTCGGAAGCCATTCTTGTTGTCGCCATAGCGTTTCTCTTGTTCTTGCAGCCAAATCTCGTCATGGAAGGGGTGCATCCAGTAATCGAGTTCCAGCAAACACTCCGGCGCCTCTTTGCGGAGGACATCCTGATAGGCAATAAATCCCTCGCCAAACCGGGCAGACTCGGAGGAGAGGGCAATAACGTGGGTTGCGGTGGACTGGAGGGCGGTCATGAGTTGCTTGAACTTCTCGATAAACGCCGCTTCGTCAATCATGGCGAGCCAGCAGCGGCCGCCGCGTCCGGTGCGCTCCGAGGTCGCCTCTCCAGAAATCTGATTCCGGGAATCCGGCGACATCAGGAGGCGGAGCTTCCGGTGATCCATACGATTCCACCCGACCGGACGCATCCAGTCGGGGATCGGCATGTTAAATCCGTTATCGTCAAGCTGAGAGGTGACCCGCTCCATGATCGAGTCCATGTTCCCGAGCTGATCAACGAGGTCAGACATGCGAGAAACGAACTTCGTGTGACTCGGGTCCTTGAACAGATACGCCCAGAGGGCATAACGACAGCAGGTGTCGGTAACCCCCATGTCGCGCGACTTGGAGATGGCGCCGTTTCCACGCAATCCGGTTGATTGGGTACGTTCCGTGAGCCAGTCAATCAGCATGAACTGGAAGGGGAAGGGGATGAAGGGGAGCCAGCCACCCCCTTTCGGGTTGTACCACGGGAAATTGTGGAGCTGATCCTCCCGGTACTCGAAGATGTGGGTCCAGACGGCGATGAAGTACTTGGGATCATTCGCGCAGCGCGCCAGTTCGAGCGCCCGTTCGCGGTCTGGGTTCATTCCAGGGATCAATCCCTCGGTCTCCCGCACTCGCTTCGCCCGATAGCGGACAAGTTCAGCCGCCCAGAGAACATATTCCTCCTGGCAGCGCTTCATTTCGGTGAATGCGGGAGTATCAGTCCCCGGAATCACCTGTGGGATCGGGGGAATCTGCGAGAGATCGATCTCCGTTCCTGAAATAGTCAGCCATTTCTCCGGCAACGATTGAATTTTGTTCTTGCTCATGGATTACCTCGATCGCCCGCTGCCCACTTTCCATAAGCTCACGGATTTCTTCGTCGGAATGATACAGCTCCATGAGGCGCGAGCGGTCAACGACGGCAGAACGCTGGGAATCGAGCGGATTTCGAGTCCCAATCGGGGAAAAACCCACGAGATGCATGGTCTCGACCGCCAATTTGCTGGCCGCACCGTCCAATCGGTACCCATCAGCGGCATTCTGGAGCAGTTGCGGGATCAGCCGGGAGGCTTTCACGCCTGCGACCAGCAGGTTCGAGAGCATTTCGACCTTCATTCCGGGTGCAATCAGGGCAAGACGGTTGTTCGCTTCGATATGCCAGTTGTGCACCTTGGTCCACTGGCTGATTGTGTCGGGACGAATCTCGATCTGATGCTCATTCCGAAGAATATCGGACGTTGTTTTGGGTGAACGCCCCGCTTCGAGGAACCAGACCTCGAACGCCATGATTTTATGTTCATCTGGAATCGGTTCGTGCAGTAACGGCATCTTAGTACCCCATGGAATTGGTGGGTGGGTCGCCAAGTGAAAGCTCGAAATCCGGCATCCAGGCCCCGACCACCTGCGACATGGTTTCTACGAGCGCCTCTGACTCGCGGCAGTAGCGGGTATAGAAGAACTGATGTGCGGTTCCTTCTTCATTGGCATTGCAGAAGTCGCGCACGAACTCATCGAGGTGATCGACATGGCAGTGGAGCAGCTCGTGGACGATGGTGACCTTGCGGGTCCACGGGGTTTGCGCCATGAAGGTTGGGAAGTCGATGTACATACGCGCGCGACGCTGTCCATAGAAGACGCCAATGGAGGCAATCTTGCTGTCGTCGTGCGGAGCCGTCCGTTGCAGCTCCACCACCCAGTCCTTCAGTCCGAGTTCGTCCTTCATGGCGTCTACGTATGACTGCCAGTAGCTATGGGTTTGGTCGTCAATATTCTGGTCAACCTGCACTACACATCCTCCGGTCGTAGGGCCTTGACGCCGTACAGCGTCTCTCGCTCGAACTGGGCTTTCAGCCTGCGGTACTCCGCCTGAATCTCGGGGTCAGGTACCGCCGCTGGCCACGCGCGGCCTCGTGTTCTGGTTGGGCGCCACCGTGCGAATCTGCATCGATAACATCCGTAGTTGGCGCAGAACGGACACCAGTAGTGAATGGTCATAGAACCTCCTTCTATGGAATCCTACCATGAGATTAGAGAGTTTGCACCGCTTCGCTTGTGCTGGGATGCCGAGACGATGCGCGTCGAGGAGGGTTCCCGTTATAATGAAAGAGACGCCGAGTGGATCGGCGCCCCTAATGCCATAGAGGAAAGGGTAACCCCATGGCACGCAACGCAGTATACCGCTGGAACGATCTTCGTGGAGCAAGCTGTTATAGGCCGCCCGTCACGGACGAAGCCCGATGCCAAGGAATCACCAAGGCCGGGGTTCGGTGTAGACTTGCTGGACTTGGCGGTGGCGCCAAACGTTATTGTGAATACCACCAACGGCAACGCCCACTGATCGAATGATCCTCATCTGACAGACGCATATTGAGTTGACAGCAATGCTGTCGCGGATCGTCCGCCACCCAACCCCCGGTCACATGCCGTACGGAGCATCCGGGAGATACGGGTTTTTGTTTTTCGGTTCCATGGGGGAACCGTAGGGGAGGGGGAGGTACCGCGCTTACGCGCTTGTACTATTCGCCAACCTGCGGTTGGATTGCTGCTCTCAGATTCTTTCGCGTGAACCTCCTCGATGCTGATGCATCTCGGTCTCCCGCCAAAGAAGAATCTTCGAGAATCCTCATCATCTTCCTACGCTGCTTCGCAGCTAGGTTTCTTCTTCTCCTTTTCAGTCGAAATACTGAGGCGTTATACAGACCTTATACGGTCTATGTAGGACACTCACTCACTTCCACTCACTCGGCACCAGAAAGACCTACGCGCTACCCATACCGAGTAGCGCGATAGGTCGATTATGCGAGTGTGTTGGTACTGCCGATTCCAATAAGACACCTATCCCGGCAGTACCGTTCCTGCTATCCGTTCAGTGCGGCGACACCCTCGCCGTACTGCGCTGGCGTGATCGTTCCGGCGATCAACTGCTGAAGCAGCGCGTCAATCGCCAGCTTGACCGCATCGACACTTGCGGCGTTGTCACTCTTTGGAGTGAACGTCAGGCGATCATCGAACCGGAGCGCCACCGCGTCGCCATCGGGAAGCGTAGTACGAACGCGGAACGATCCCGTTTTCGCGTCGGGAGTACATGCCGGGCAATGCTTGACGCTCTCAGCGTGCAGATAGTCGCCAGCACTGGCATTCCCGCGACTACCGCCACATATCCACGTCACCGGCGATCCACAGCCGGAACATGCCGCGACATTCACCGCGTAGTTGAACGAATCCGCGACATTCTCGCGCTGACGCGTCTTTTCCGTAACGTGACCCGCAACTTTTACCGCGATTTTCTCACTGGACATGATGTGAACTCCTCGCGGGATCATCCCGCATTGTGGCGGATCAGTTCCGCCGCTGCATCCATTGTCTCACGGCCAGCGACACCCCTCTTTTTTGGCGCATATAAGGAGGGAACCCTCTTCGGCTCGTGCCTCAGTATCCCTGAGATTCATGGGCGACAATCCCCCAGCCCCGCAGTGGCACAGGCCGACCTGCCGCCAGGCACGAAACCACGTTTACACCAGGGCGGGTCCCACCTCGATAGTGCGACTATCTCGGTATCCCAAGCACAAGCGAAGCGGTGCACCCATACCTAATCGAGCGCGCGCACGGTCTGGATGCTCCTCGACGTGTGGCGTCTCGGTATCCAGGACGGGGGAGACCGAGCGCAGGCGCGCGAGGAGGTATCACGTTCCCGGCATAGTTTGCGGTGTCACGGGGCGTGGCATGATGTTGGGGCCGGTCAAGTCGGCCGGATTGAACCAACGCTGCGCCAAGTGGCGCGAGGAGAATCACGATGTACGCGAAGAACATCCACAAGGATACCGAGACGAAGTCGAGGAGGTCTCCTGTGTTCGGTGAACTCGGGAATGTCGGCGAAGCATTGTTCCGTGGCCTTGGTCAGCAATACATGCAGGACCGAGTCAAGCTCACCGGTACCAGCCACTGGTATCACGATCTCTCGACCGAGGAGATTGCCGATGTTGCTGAGACAGCAACGATCGCTCTGCTGGTCAGCATTCTTCCCGCTCCCGATCGTGCTGCCGCGCAGGACATCGTCGCTGCCGGGATGTCGGTCGATCACCTGCCGGTCGCGCTGAGCGACCATCGTATTCAGGAAGGAGTGCGTGCCTAGAGAACAATCCATCGGGTTCTAGATACACGTTTGGGCGGGGTCTGCACCGCTGCGCTTGTGCTGCGGCTGTGGCTCCGCCCCAAGGATACCGAGACGTAGAACGTCGAGGAGGATTCCTATCATGGGACAGATTGCTGTCGTGAATATCACCAACGCTCCCGTCGATCAGCTCATCGCTGGCCTGCTTGAGAACGGCGTCATCACCGAAGAGGAACGCGATAACGTGATCGTGTTCAGCGCCGAAGAGGCGGGGATCACCGACATCGAGAGTGAGGATCAGGTGCTCGGTCTCATCGACCAGATCGCGCGGCTCCCGAACAATCCACCGATCGACATCGTGCCAAAGAGTCACATCATCAACGATGACGAGGAACTCACTCGTGAATTCCTCATCGATGCACACGCCAACGCTGACTGTGACTGCACCAACTGCGATGCGATGCGGTCGATGACGATCGAGCAGCTCATCGAGATGCACCAATCGGGTGGCAAAGAGGAGCAGCTCGATTACATCTACAACTTCATCGCCGACGAGCCGGGCTACGTTGCCCCCGACTTCGGGACTTCGTACCTTCCTGCTGCGCAGTATGTCCGCTATCAGGTACGCCGGAACAACGAGCAAGCCGAGAATCGGGAGACGATCAGGAACACATCATCGAGTCGCCGATCATTCGATCTCTACGATGCGTTCGCATCCAACCTCGTTGGTACGCTGGACTGGTACGGCTACACCCCATGCAACGTTCCCGAAGAGGAGGACGCAGCACTCTACGATCTCTTCATCAAGGACTTCGGCAACGGGGTGTACGGCGTGGCCGAACTGAGCAAGGGAAGTCTCGTCTTTTCCCAGGTCTTCCCACCCCTGTCTGGATATACCGAACGCATCGCTGCCAAGCGTGAGCAGTATGCCATCATCGAGGATGTTTCCCCGGTCGGCCAGTTCTACAACCACGAGGTGAGCCTCATGCCGTAACCCAGATACCCAGATATGGGTAAGCCGTAACGTGAACCCTCCTCGATACTGATGTATCTCGGCCTCCCAGGTTGGGATGCCGACACCATATGGTGGAGGAGGGACCCGTCCAGTCCCAGTTCTATCACGAGGAAAGCAAGACAATGCACGAACACGATCTCAGTGGACTCATCGACATGCCAGCCACGTTCGCAGACTACACAAACGAGGAACTCGTATCGCTCGGCGACGAGTATGCCGATCAGCTCGACATGATCGACCGCACCCTCGATGAGATCACGGGTGGCGAGACTGATCAGGAGGAACTGGTCTCCTACGCTGATGGGCAGTGGCTGATCAGCGACCGGGTACTGGTCCTGATGCTCAATGCACTCGCTCTCTCCGGCAACATCGTTGGTATTCAAGCCGAGCAGATGTCTCGGCTGAGCTAGAAGGATAGACACACACTATGGCAACACTCACAGAACGCATCGAATCGAACAAGGCACAGCTCGAAGCACTCTCCGATCAGCGCGCCCTCCTCTTCGGTGATGATGACCACCCTCCCTTCCTCTGGCGTGGCGAGGATGGGATGAGCATCGTGTGCTCATCGTACCCAGAGGCAGAAGGGTACCTCGCAGCACATGGGGGCGAGGCATACATCGGCATGACCGATGCGCAGATGACCTGCATCCTCGACCTCAGCGATAACGCCGCTGATATGACAGTCATCCTCAAGGACATGCTCGATGCGACCACCGATGCCAACGACGTTATGTCGAACACGATCAACGAGCTGACCGAACTCATCGCTCGTATCGCTATTGACCGACCCGATATTGTGGCCGAGGTCAAGTCCATCATGGAGCGCATGACGGACAATCTGGCTGACAACGAGGCGATCAGCGGTATCACCCAGCAGTTCTCTGGGTACGTTAACGAGGATGGGACGATCGTCGTCCTCGATCCTGATACCGGAAAGGAGATCAGTGTTGAAGAAGCCAAAGCCAAGCTCACCGCCATCCTTCGCAGCCGTTAACACCTCAGTCACCATCAACATGCAATGGACCAACCACTGGAAAGGGTACATGCGGGAAGACCCCGCTACCCTGAAGGTCAAGTGGTGGTTGGCTCATGCACCACCCGGCTCCCCGATCACGACGATCGAGGGAGAATGTGAAGACGGGATGTCCGCCTTCAGGGAAATGACCGCTGCTCGCGAGGCGATGCTACAAGCGCCAGCGGTAGAGCAAATGCAGGAGTTACGCAATGAATCAGATACCGTACCTGTCCACGATGTGGATGTGGCTGATGATCCAGTACCAGGCAGTGATCCGACTGAGCAAGAACATGCTCAGCATGGAGCAGGGGGAGACCCCGATCTATCGAGCGATCCATGCGCATGATCGTCGCATGAAGTCCCTGCTCTTCGACATGTGCCCTGACACCTGGGTGCTGCCATACATCTGGTGGAACAAGTGGACCAACACAATCAGGTGGACTGGCGCCCTTCTGTTTGTGTCCATGATTGCGCTCGTGATTGCGGGTCCGCTGCTTCTGATTGGCGCGCTGTTCGTAGACATGGCTTCCCATTTGCGATGGGCTTTGTTCTTGTTGCGCTGCTCTGCCTCCTTGGCACATTCATCATCGACCACAAGGGAGACCAGTACTACGAAGAGTTCGAGGCAGAGGATCGCATCTGCCTGGAGGAGTTCCACAACAACGTGATCAACGACCTTGGCTACCAGCCGGAGTGGCTGGCTGAATCAATGAGGAAACTGAATGAACGACGATAGTCAGAAGTCACCCGACTTCACGCTGGCTGGATTGCGGATGCTGGCAGGTACTGCAATCTCCTCGATCACCAACATGCTCGACCGGCATCCGGCAACGGTGAGTGAGAGCACACGCAAAGAGATTGATGATCTCATCGCTGATGCACTGAAGCACATCGACTTGCTCGAAGGTGCGTCAGACCCAGTGACCGGAGCTATCAGGTTGCGGGATGAGGGGGACATGGAGAATATCATGGCCCTCTATTCCGCATCCCGCCAGCTCCGAATGCACCTCGATCGTATCGCCAGCCGATACCGTCGAGAGAACTACGTCGTGAGTGTTCGCAATGTCTACCGGAGGAAACGTGGTGACTGATTCCCTGTTCGATGATATCTCCAAGCTGCTTGGCGGAAGCGAAGAGGCAACCAATGACACGCCGACAACAAGTGATGAGCCAGTTGAGCACGCCGAGTACCTTCATCCCTTCATGCAAGTGGATGAGAACGGCGTGCCTACCCTCATCGACCACATGTTCCGAGAGTATTTCTCGCAAGACTATCTCGAAGCAATGCACGAAGAGGGACAGCGGGTGTATGTCCAGCTCATCCGTGCTCTCGAAGAGGGGCCGGAGCATGGGTCTGTCCCCTACTCTGCATTGCAGGGTGAGTACCCCATCACCAAGATGCTGACGGGGCAGGAGCATGTCGATAAGTTCGACGGCGCCCGGTGGATTACCCGCCTCCTGATGGGCGCCGCCCTGCTCGCCACGATCTCGATGAAGAAGGGCACCTTCCCTGGACAGGAGGGGCAATTCGCCGGGTCACTTGAGTACCGCATGGCGATGTCAGCTCAGAACATTCTCGATGTAGCCAAGGCGCTGAGCGCCCCATTGCGAGCGGAGTATATGCTCGCCGAGGAGTTGAACACCGATGCTTAATCCGCACGATCTCATCGCTACGATGCTCGACATCGTTGACAACCAGTCAAAGTATCCAGGTGAGGCCATTGATCGTGAGATCATGGCCGAGCTTGGCCACTTGTGGCTGGCGAAACATCAGCGAACGTGGAACAAGATCACCACTGATCCGCAGATGACGGTCGCTGGCCAGGTCAAGAACCTCCTGTCATCCCCACTGGATGATGTGATCGACAGCCTGACCACCATCGCCCTGTCCCTCATGGACAGTATCGAGTACACGTACTCAACCAATGCACTCAATGCCCACATGCGGGAAGAGGGATGGCAACGCAGCCTGTCTGTCATCGGGGCAGATGGCAAGGTGGTAGAGACCGATGACCTCGACGGCATCACCAACATCGCAGAGATCGTGGCTAAGCGGAGGGTTCCCGATCTCCCTATGCAAATGGATCACCTCGATAAGGTGATTGGAGCTATCCGTGTCTGCCTCATCCTCAAAGAGTCGCTTGGCATGCCAGTCCTCAAGACTGAGGATGGTCCCATTATGGAGTCGCTGGCGAAGGATGCGATGGGCAAGGGACGAGAGCTATCACCTGATGAACTCGCGGCTCGCCTTCCGCGATTCTTTAATCCGGACGGGACGTACAAGTTCCCCGAACGTTCAATGGATGATACCGAGGAAGGAGGTGAAGAGACATCCAACCAGTAGCAGGGAACCCTCTTCGACTTCCAGTCTCAGTGTCCCTTTAGTAAATCAGGAGAACATACAACCAATGAATCACGAAATCACTGTCGGAACCGAGACCGTTGAGCTTCCTTCGAGTCCCGCTGACTTCGACATGAAGAAGTGGATGGGTCCGCAGGAGCTGCGGTTCATGGACATCATGCTGGCTGGCATGAACACGTACATGAACACCAACCTGTCTGCCCACATGGCGCCGATCATTGCTGAGATTGACCAGCGGGTGAACTCTCTGCTCGACAAGCTCAGCACCAGCACCACGATCAAGCTGGACTTCAAGGGCAAGCTCACCGAGATCGACATCCGGCATGAGAAACTGGAGACGCTGCTCCATGTATGCAGCACCAAGCAGCCAGCGTTAATCGTTGGTCCTGCCGGTACGGGCAAGACCCATGCTGCCTTCCAGGTATCGGAGGCATTCAGTCTCCCGTTCTACTCGATCTCAGTTGGCGCACAGACCAGCAAGACGGACTTGGTTGGGTACCTCTCGCCGATGGGGAGGTACATGACCACTGCATTCCGGGATGCGTATGAGAACGGCGGCCTCTTCCTGATGGATGAGATGGATGCTGGCAACCCGAACGTCCTGATCATCGTGAACCAAGCGCTGGCTGCGAGCCAGGCGCCGTTCCCCGATGGCATGGTGCAGAAGCATGACGACTTCATCTTCATCGCCACTGCCAACACGTTCGGACTCGGTGCCAACCGACAGTACGTCGGACGCAATCAGCTTGACGCCGCTACCCTTGACCGATTTGTCACGGTCGAGTGGCCGGTAGATGAGCGACTCGAAGGACTCCTCGTTGCTAGCTACGAGCATGGCGATCGGTGGCACAAGGTAGTCAAAGCCGTTCGGCGTCACGTTGACAGTACAGGAATCCGTGCGGTCGTCTCTCCTCGTATGACCATCCGTGGTGCCATGCTGCTGGAGTTGGGCATCGAGATTCGGGAGGTGATCAAGATGGCGATGCCCAGATCCGATCAGGATTCCTGGGCGCAGATGTTGGAGATCGCAACCAAGGAGTGGGGTAAGTAGCATGTTGGGTTACGGCAAGAAGTATGCGCGTACATTCCGGTCCGCTGGAATGTGGTGCAGCGGGGATGCCTGCGGTTCTGGCATCGAGATATGGAGCGCCAAGAAAGCAGTCTGCTTTGCCATGGGAGATGAGGCGATCTGTCTTCACTGGTCCACCGCAGGGCGCATGGCAAACACCGTGCTCGATCATGCTGGTCAGTATGTGGATGCCATGGATGATGGCATCTGTCTTGAGGTGGAATCATGAAGCCGAAGCTCAGGAACTCTCATGCCACCTTCACTCAGAAGATGGAGTCATCAGGAACACTGGCTGATGGATTCACGGTGTGGCAGTCCGATGACATGAGCCGTATCTGCTTTGGCTCGCACGGTTATGGCGACTACCACTGCTTCGACGGGCACATGGCACGAACCATTGCCTATTGCATTGCCAGTTTCTCCGAGCGACTCATCGAGCCAGACATGGAGGGGGATGAATGACGAACACCCAGTTCGCCACGGTGAAGCCGACTGCGGTCAGTAACATCGTGGTTGATACCAAGAACAATATCCTGCATGGCGAGGCTACCAAATCCATGAAGGACATCTATCCACTCATCGAGGAGACGGGGTCGGCGCTTGCCGCCCCGTCCGTCGCTGCCCTGCTTGCGCATGTGAAGGAGCACATGCCAGAACCCAAGCAGGAGAAATCATCATCCCGTAAGTCCGAGAATGACGATGGGTTCTATACGTTCAAGACGTATGAAGAGGCACACGAAACCTTCTCCGAGAAACCATACACCTTGGCTGTCTTCAAGGAGGCAGCCGAGATGGTGAAGGTCGTGGATGCACCGGGCATCGAGATTGATTACGACGTGGTCGGCGATGATCTGGACATGGGTCGCTTCCTTGAGGGCGATCCCCTCTGCTACTCCCACATGGTGATGGGGAACAGCCGGAGCGTGGTGGCAAACATCTATGTCTCCACTTCTGCTCCCTACTGGGTGGACAAGTCCGCCTTCGCCGCCAAGGTAGCACGCATCTGCCGACTGTGTGACTGGCTGGAAACAAACCGAGTTCGTACCCGTATCGTTGGACTCGAAGCTAACCAGTGTGGCTTGCTCGAAGTGGTGGTTAAGGACTTTGCCGATCCCATGTACCTTCCGAACGTGGCGGTCGTGGCACACGGTGACTTCCTTCGTCGCATCATCTTCCGAGTGAACGAGTACTCGAAGACGTGGTCGTATGGGTATGGCACGGCGATCAACCTGAACTCGAAGAGTCACGCCAAGATTCCTCCGACATACGGCGAGATCACGATCGTTGTTGATCAGCCAACCAGTGTCGAGGATGTGAATGATCGGTTCGACGCAGCCGAGAAAGAGATCGCTGAACTGATCCCGGACATCAATGCCGGGAAGTACAACGGCACACAAGACTGGCCGGTGATCGGAATCAAGGGGTATGGAAGTGACTAAAGCACAGGACCGGCAACGATTCACCGACCTTACCCAATCGGTGCGCACCATGTCCGAGATGACTGGTGCTCCGTATGTGTACCAGGATGGGGTGTACATCTTTCACGCCATCCCAATGAACACGGCTGAACATGGATCGCGCGATGCCAACATGACCATGGTCATTGACGAGAACGATCTCGTTGCGACCATGGTGACCAAGGATGGATGGGCGTACAACCTGAATGGGTTCGAGATGCACATCGCCGATGACCAGAGCGGGTATGCGAACATCTCGCTCGGCGATATCAAGGAGCTGGACCCTCGGTACTGCGATCTCGTGAATGACTCAGCTGAGTATGTTCCCGGATCGTTTCGGATTCCGAAGCATCCCCATGCTGATGGAACTGAACGGCTCCCGGTTGCCATACCCGGTGCGTCGTTCATCCCAGTGGGCGAGGCGTTTACTCCTATCGACCGGGATGAACGGATGTTCCGTGCGCGCAATCGACTGGCGAACTGGTTCTTCCCGAAGGCGAACGAGAAAACGCTCGACCAGATCGTGCAGTCGATGGAATACCACACCAACGCCTTCATGTTGTCGCAAGACCCACTTGTTCGGCATGGGTTGCGGACACTGTACAACCGGCACATTGATGCACTGATTGAGATCAAGGGGATCAGTCGTCCGAGCGATCGACTGACGCTTACCCGCAACTACCTCCCCCCGCTGTACAACACGATCAGCGGGGCGGTGAACGAGCGCAGCGTGTACATGCTCAATCCATTCGGCTCCAAGCAAGGAAACGACGAGAGCATGATGGAGTTCATCATGACCCCGTTGCCATGGCTCTCGATCCTTCGTATCCCAGCAGCAGCATGGACACAGGACCAATACCTAAGAGGCCACCATCGTCTCCGTGGCATCTGGGATAAGCCGCGAGAGTTCTGCGATGTGCATGTTCCGATCATGCACTCGGCAGGTCTCGATCAGTGGCTCTGGGTTCAGACAACATCAGGGCTAACACTTCCACTGGGCAATAACTTCTTATCAAGCTATAACTTCGGCGCCTACCAGCGATCCGTGCAATCTTTCCTGTCCGGCAACGGATGGATAGGCAAAGATGGCGAGGCGCGAGACGCTTTCTATCCGACTGACTTCATGAAGTCTCGGTACTCCTACGTCTTCTCGCAAGGGATGACAAAACCATCCATTGTTGGACCGTCGCATCACTACAACGGAAACAATGAGCACCTCTGTCACGCCATGGGTATGCGTGGACGAAAGATGCTCGATCGCATCGGCGAGCCGCAGATGAGTATCCAGCGTACTCGTGGTGGGATGGACAACGATACGGTCAAGCGCAAGATACGACGGTTCGCCGGTGACTACATGGCATACCGATACCACACAATCACAAACTACCATCCCGAACATCAGCTCATGATGTTCTATCTCTTCCTGTATGGAGGTGACTTCAGTGAACTCAATCGACTCATTGGTTTCGAGTAACCTGCCTGAGCTGGTCGTTCGTGGGACTGTCCACGATGACGGCAATGGCCTCGTCCTGACATGCGGTCTCTGTGGAGGGGAGACACGCATCAGCAAGATCACCGAAGTCAAGGTCTATGCACATGATGTGCATATGGTGATTGCCTTCGACCTCGCCGCAATGATTCGCTCGGGAGAGTACAGTCTCTCGTGCGAGACCTGTACCAATCTCGCCGGGAAACAGGAACTAGTCGTCGTGGAGTAACCCTCATGGCGCTGGTCGCCTTTCTCATTATCGTGTTCGTTCTTTTTGTTATGGCAGGAGGGTTCTTCTAATGCCACAGTTTAACGTCAGTGATTACATCGACACCCAGGAGCGCATCAATCGCTTCTGGGCAGAGCGGAACGCCGCTGAGGAGGTGGGGTTCATCACAACAGAACTCCTTTCCGATCCGGATATCGACACCTACGTCACGATCAAGGCGACGGTTGGGTACTACCTCCCGAACGGGAACACGCCAGTCGTGCTGGCCACTGGACTTGCCAGTGAGACACGGGCATACGCTGCCGAGCGCAATCAGCCGGGGCACAATCGGGTCAACGAAACGTCGTGGGTGGAGAACTGTGAAACATCTGCTATCGGGCGAGCATTCGCCAATCTGGGATACGCCACCACGGGAGCTGACCGACCGTCTCGGCAAGAGATGGAGAAGGTCAACAACTACGAGGCTGCCACCGAGGGTGTCCGGCCATCAGCGCCAGCGACCCCGAGACCGGCGCAGCCACGCCCATCCGGTGGCGGATACGGTGGTGGTGGGTACAACCAGCCTGCGCCGAGGGCGGTCCAGAACCCAGGCGCCGCGCCGACAGAGCGACAGATCGAAACGATCATGAAGCTCGCTCGTGGGAATCACGAGATGATGGCGATGGCCATGTTCGAGGCGGAGTTCTCGCAGATCAACCGGCAGCAGGCGTCGGACATGATCAAGGAACTGATGGAAGCGATCGACCGGGAGAAGGCAGCCAAGCAGGCACAGCCAGAAGTGGAGGTGATTGACGAGCACGAATTCTAAGCCGTAACCGTAGTGAGGGAGTGTACCGCTGCGCTTGTACGAGTGTACGTACACCCCCTCTTTATCAAGGAGTAACCAATGGACGAAGGCGAAGAGGCGGCCGATGTGGCCGTGATTACAGGAACGACCGAACAGTTCACCGAGCGCAGGATCGTGATCAAGGACACGGCCGACTATCTTGTTGATCTGGCTGATGCAGATTGCCAACAAGTGAGCGAAGGGTTCGACCTCGTCATGGCGGCAATCATGCAGAGCAGCAATGGTCTCTACGATCTTAGCCTGAACTACCGACGAAAGGATCAGTGATGGCGACACGAGAAGCGCTGATCAAAGTCACGATTGACCCAATTCCCGAAGGGCATGGCAAGGATTTCGAGGAGTGGTGTGAACGATACGAATGCACCCCACTTGGGTACAGCCCACGACGTGCGTGGTGCGGACTCTATGGAACGTACCTTCGGGGAAACTACATCGGCATGGCCGAGACGGCAACTGGTGAGCGATTCCTGGTCGAGGAGGACGACATACCGGAACCCAACATGACCATGATTCACGAGAAGACGTACAACTACCTCAACGCCGTCGAGCGGTGGGCGCATTCATGGGGGATGGAGGCAAGCGAACTCAAGGAGTATGGGTATGAGCACAGCGACGGGTGATCGATTCCTGATC